GAGTAGTTAGAATAGGAATCATAATAATAAAGCGAAGAACTTTAATATTGATTACTCCTACTAATCCGCCAATACACTCGCAGTATTGACGGATCTACCAATATCAGCAGCCTTTCTTGCCGCCGCCTTTTCCGCCTTTGCCTTTCATTAGAAGATACCAGGAATCAGTTGACCAGTAGTAACGTAAGCGCCGATAGCTGCAATAACGCCAAGCATAGCCAGGCGACCATTGAGAAGTTCAGCTCGCTCATTATGAGGCACAGTGTAATCTTTGTCGGTGTACATAGGTGGTTCTTTAGCCCAGAGATTAGTGTCGTTCATTACGTTTAGAAGTCTGTTACTTGCGCTTCCTTGTTGGCTTAGCAGGCATTGAAGGCTTTGAGCCGCTCACTGGTCCTGAAGGAAGACCAGGCGTCTTACTGCTTATTGGCAGATTAGGTCCACTGATTGGAAGGTTTGGGCCACTGATTGGAAGGTTTGGGCCACTTATCGGGAGCTTAGGTCCACTAATTGGAAAGTTGGGTCCACTAATTGGAAGATTAACAGGCTTGATTGGCAGGCTAGCGCTACCAATATAAAGACTGCTTCTGGGTGAGCCCTTTCCCTTCTGACCCTTGATCGGTTTGTTAAACTGCATTTGTCTCTCTCGTTGTTAGAAATTGAGATCCGACATCTCAAGCTTCGCAGCTACATCAGCACGGTATGCAGGGTCGCTGTCATAGCGAGGATCGCTCATGGCACGTACCAGCTCAGCTTGACTACGGAAGCCTTGCTGTTGAGAAGAAGGTGCTTTACCAGTAAGCATCTGACCGTCATAGCCAATAGCTTCTTGGAACCTCATTGCCAAGGCATTAACAGCAAAGTAGCAAGCCAGAGGATCACCACGATCCATAACAGCATCGTACATATTGATCTCTTGTTCGCTAAGAGATTCTTGTGCCCAAGCCATCATCTGACCATACTGCTGCTCGCCTCCAACAATTCCTTGCAAGCTGCTCACATCATCAGCTGTTAATTCAGCAGATTGAGGTGACTCCTCTACTTGAGAACGAAAGTCAAGATACATCTGTGCTACATCAGCAGCAGACATTTGCTCTAGTTTTGCTAGAGTGTCATCGGTATATTCAGTTAGACTTTCATTCCACAAAGCATCAAGGAATGACGAATCAACAGGCTCTACTTCTTGTTGTTGCTCTTGAGGTTGTACCTGCTGTGGTTCCTCATCTCGGTTGCCTAGCTTACGTTGAAGTTCAAGGTAAGCCTGCTCCAGGTCTTCTGCATCTCTAAACTTACCAGCCAGTAGTTGCTGGTGTTGTTCCTCAAGAGCCTCACCAACTTGAAGTGAATCAAGTTCTTCAGGTGAAAACTCTCCGTCTTGTGCCTCAGTCGGATCGTACGTCAGTGTAGCCATTGGTGGTAATTACTTTAAGATTGCCAAGACCTACTCGCTCTACACGGTGGGGTACACCAACTGTGGGCTTTCCAATCTTGGTACGTTGTGCGTATTTGTTTCCTGAATCGTCAGTAGCTAGTTCAAGCACCTCGGGGGATTGGACCGGCGGATTCTTGACCCGCTTCGGGCGGGATGGCTGAGTTTTGTCCATTAATTAAATTCAATGCTTCAGGGTTCTTGGATGGATCCATAAGAGGAGTGCTAGCAAGTTGACCAAGTTGCTTGGTAACTTCCATGTCTTTCTGAGCCCCGATGTTTTCCATCTGTTCTTGCTTCATCTCATCAACACTCTTGACGAGGTTGAGTACATCAATACCTTGAGCAGCAGCAAGACGCTTAATTACTTCATCGCTGTTGATGTACTTGCCAATAGACTCTGGACCCATTGTCTGTGCAATGGTGGTCAAGAAAGCAGCAAGGCTTTCACGATCCTGTCCACGTCCTAGCGCATTAACACCAGCAACAATAGTAGGCTTAACAATATCCTTTGGAAGACGAGGGATCTTACCTGTCTTCTGGAATACGCTCAGCTTACGGTTAAGGTAGGGAACAAGGAACTCAGTAGTCAGCAAGCTGAATAGTCCACCAAGCTGTTGTTCTAGTTCCATTTGAGTCATTCTAACTTCTTCTGCAGTAGTCCTCTCAGACTGCCTAACAGAAAGGATAAGGAATGCTTCACTAAGGCGACGTTCAAGGGACTGCATCAGCTCGTAAGCTGTACGGAAGTCAGCAGTCTTTCCAACCTGGATAACACCAATGTCATCAGGTCTACCTTGGACGATTGCACCGTTGCCTGCAGCGGCCAGCGTGGCCGGTTTAGTGGTGCTTGAGGGTGACACTACGAAGACGACCTTAGCGGCTGCTGCAGAGCCTTCTACGAGGGCCTGAGAGAGTGCTTCAAGGGACCGTAGGTCACCGATGAATTCCTCAACTCGACCACGACCATAGACTTCACCATCAACAGTGTTGAAGCGGAGGACTAACCAAGGGTTAGCTTCAACAGGTGCCTTACCCATTGAGCCAGGGATGATCTTGTCTTCGTACTCCTGGTGCCAGACAAACCTGTTGTTATCTCGACGAATGTGAGTGTAAATGTCGCATTCATCATTCCTCTCAGCCTCAGTACCAGCAACAGAGTTGGGTACAGCAGGAGGAAGATTGAGTAGCTTCTTAGAGATGCGTTCTTTGGTGACTATTTCAAGCACATTGCCGTTGCCGTCTCTCTCTACAACGTAACGATTCAAGGGGTACAGCTTGAGCTGCTTCTCTCCCATGAAGATCAGTGCGTTACCTGCAACCACTAGATGCTTCAGTGCTTGGTGTACAACGACACGATCACTAGATGCAGCTATGGATTCAAGGATTGTACGTTCGATCTTTGCAAAGGAAAGGTCTAACTCAGAACGAACCTCCGGTGGGAAGTCCGTACCCAATGCAGTGTCATCTACTTGAAGCTTAAAGAAGCTGGTCTGAGGGGGAAGTAGAGCTAGCATCAATTTAGATGCCAGAGTGACTACCCCCTTAGCGCCAACACTTTGCCAAGGAGTAGGTAGATGACGTGCGCCTTTGACAAACTCCTCCTCACCACGATTGAGGTAAGGAAGAGTTAGGTCAGCAGCTTGTCTTGCTACGTTTAGAAATTGGGAACGATCACTTGCTAAATAATCATAACGTGATTTAGCTGTCATCGGTTGAGGTTAATTGTTTGTTTATACATATTGTTAATTTGACCTCGGCTTAATTGCCCCATACCTCTGATACCAAGTGAACGTAGGTAGGACTTTTTACGACGTAGGCCAGCAGCGCCACCAAATGCAGCACCACCACCCGACAACATGCCAGGACCAGTGGTCTTACTTTCTGGATCTTCGATGATCGGATCTTCGATGATCGGATCTTCAAGTTGAGGAATAACTTCTTCTACGGTTGGCACTGTTTCGGTACTGCCCTCGTCTCCGCTACCAGGCTTCTTAATAGTAAGAGGATTCATTCCCCCTGCATTCTTCCGCCCAAAGATACCGGGACCACCTTCAACAGCTACACCTTGATAGCTATACCCCTTGTTGACCTTCTGGTTACGCATTGCTGCCAAGGGATCTGTATTAGCAAACTGCATCCCATAGAAACTATTTGGGTCAGGCCTCCAGACGCTGCTGTACCGCTTGTTTGATTTGTTAGCAGCGCTAGCGCCTACATTAAACCCAAGTCCAAGACCCTTGGCGAGGACTTTATCAAATGATTTACCAGTGCCTTTGGCAATTTTCATTGCCTCCTTATTGCTGATAGTATTGTTAGCGCCAATAGCTAGCCCTTGGCGGATACTCTTGATGTCCTTGTAAGGATTTGTTGGTTGAGTTGTCGTTGTATTCGTAGTATCAGGCAGAGGCACATAGCCAGATGCCAACGGACCAGCAGTTGGTGGTGCTGAACTAATAGTTGTGTTGCTAGCGTTGTAGGGACTAGCAGTAGATGCTACACGACTAGCAATATTGCGAGCAGTTTGTGCATTTACACCAGTTGCTTGGCGAATGTTTTTGACGCTTGCACCACTGGAAGCCATTTTAATAGCTTTTTTTCGGTTAGCCATTGTATTCTTCAGAGAGACGATGGTTAATCCACTCGACCACTGAACGTTGGCCTGAGCGGTACATTATGAGTGAGTGTGAGTCATCCGGGTGGGGATTAGTTGGTGGAAAGTTATCCTCTAGTTCTTGGAGGATAGATTGAAGCTGTAAGCCTGATGTTTCCAGCAGGCTAAGCATATTGTGGGAGGTTTGGATTGGCATGTTCAAAGAACGCTGGCATACGGGCTCTCTTGGTGTCAGAAAGCTCTGGAGCCTTGCCTTCGTACATCAAGCGATCACTCGCATCCAGCCAAAATTTTTTGTCCAAATATTTTGACTCGGTATTTCTACCTAGTGGTTGAAGTACCCAATTTATGGTTGCCTTCCTGAGCTTATCCAGAGAAGGACTCCAATGGAGACCAAGCTCAGCAGCCACCAAGCTATTCGTTGCAACATGTACTTGCTCATCACGACTTATGTCTGCAGATACTGTACGGAGTCCAGCGTCACCATTAAACCGAAAGAATGGGAGTAGAACGAAGAAAATTGCACGCTCGGCAACCAATGCTTTAAGGATCGTGTGATCTGGATGCGAAGTCCACGCCTCTCGCAGCTTAAGTGCTTCGGCCTCAGCTTGCGGATCAGTACCAATAGCATTGGCGACATAACCAAGAGCCAAGTCGTGGTTTTCTTCGTCTTTGATATTTGATTTAAGTAGTTCCCGTGCCAGAACTGGAACGTCAGAGGCAAGGGCATCCTCGATAAACTCACCCACAGGTAATTCCATGTGTCGGATAGCGAGTGCCCGGTAGATTGCTTCTTCTGCACCTTCGGCAAGTTTTCCAGCAGTAGTCTGTACAGGTGTCCAGGTCCGTTTACGATTAAGTAGTTTTTGATAAGGGTTCATTCGCCGCAATTACAATCAGGAGCCAGGGGCTGACTAGCGCCAGCCGGATCATTTAGAATCGACTCCAAGTAATCGTTGACTTCAGACTCCTCCAATGCCGCATAGACATTGGACTTATCTTGTGTGTCACCCATTACTTGAAGCGAGTAATAAAGGGAGGTCTGCGGTGATTGCAGCCACTCTTCAATAAACGCTTCGTCATAGGTGATCACATCGGACCAACTATTGAAGCTATAACCGTGAAGAAGTCCCGTCTTGTCTAGCAGTGACATGATGCCGTCTGCTACACGTTTGTAGTCTTCCCAGCCAACCTCAGACGCGATCTCAACAGGACCGTAGTCGTAGCTCTGGACGCCAAAGGTACCGCTATCACGGTCTACCTGGCGGGCAATGGGAGGAGCAATTTCGGGGGTGGTTGTAAAGCCTTCTAGGTCTGTATAGCGATAGCTACAGGAGGCCGTAGGAGCAATGGCAAAGGCACGCTCCATCTTGTTGAACTTAGCTACTTCAGCAGCGGCATTAATACCTGCTTCAAGCTCTTTGGCAATTAGGTAGCCAGGAGTTGCAGGGTAGGGGCGTCCACTCACTACAGCTTCTAGGCCAGCGGCAAAGGCGTTGTAGGTAACACCATTCAATCGGAGAAGGTTGGCAAGTCCCAGCATTCCGAGACCGACTTGGCGATCTGTGTCTGCAGGCAAGTATTCTCCGCTTTCTCCAACACCTGTTTTGCTGTGAAGTGAGCACAGCTCGGACATTCCGTGGACAAACGCACTTTGAATATCATCAAGTTCGCATCCGCCGAGGTTGACATGTTGCAGTAGACAGGTGCCCCGGCTTGGGAGGTAAACTTCCAAGCAAACGTTACCCCGGATTCGATTTCCATTTCGATCTACTTTTGTTTTGTTGAGCCAGATGTCGCCTTTACGGATGCCATCAAGGAGGGCTTCCCTTACTTCTTGTGTTGCTTCATCCCACCAATATTGGTTAATGTTGATGCAGCGCTTGACCCAAGGTAGATCAGCCCTACTAACACTGATGAACTCAAGAACATCAGGATGGTTAAGATCAAGATGACATACGACAGCGCCATTCTTGTAAACACCCCCTCTACGAAGGATTTCGTTTAGCGTTGAGTAGATTTTTGCAAAAGAGACAGGGCCTGATGCAACAAGTCCCTTACCGTTTTCAGCTCCTTTGGGTCGGAGTTTGGAGAGATGTACTGCAACTCCCGCTCCATAGCGGAGAGCATGACTGACAAATCGCCACGATGCTTCAATACCATTTGGTCCCTCCATTGTGTCTTCCACCACGAACACGGTGCAAGAAACGGGGAGACGGCTGGTGGGATCATCAATCCAGGACTGCACACGCCCAGTACGAGCGATCAGTTCTTTGGTGGTTTTAGACATTATTAAACAAGGTCAGTAAGATTAGGGGGTTGATAGTTCGGTCCTTTAAGGATCTTTCCGTCATCACGGCGAATAGGTTGACCGTCTTCTCCAAGCTTTGACATGTTGCTTAGGTGAACACGATTCAACGCTTCATCAAGATCCCAACCAAGATTTTCTGCATACTGGTAGCAGACGTAAACAAGGTCAGCTAACTCCTTCAGACATTCAGAGGCATTGATCGTGAGCCCCATAATTAGCTGGTTCTCAGCGTCAAGGAACTCTTTGAATTCCTCAACGATCAAAGTCCGCTGCATAGTCCGTGAAGCTGGCGTCGTACTGTTCCTCACTTGGAAACCAGCTCTGAACTCCTTTGCTTGCTGACTGATGAAGGATTTCGTTTTCAAGCTCATTTTGTAGATAGTGGATTGCTTTAGTTAAATCTTGCTTACGGTCTTCTTTGTAACCAGCTCGACATATATACTTGATTGCATTACCAAGATGGAAGTTCAATCCTTGGTCTCGGATGAAATCCCAAACTTGAATAGAGCCTCGTCGGTAATACTCGGGTCCACTGGTGTTGCTGTTGGCCATTTAGAAACAAGGTTGACTACGTTATTGCTAAGCACAAAGGTTTGATGCTGTAACGCCATGAAGACTGTGATGATGTCTTCTTTCTTTGTGTCAGGGTGACGCAATGCGTCTTCAATCTGACGGAGTTTGAACTGCTGCTCTATCTTCAGCTCCGTCACCACTGGAGGGGGTCCAAGGTCTGACGGTTTGATTGGTGAAATCATAATCTTCCACTTGAAGGATCTTTGCGAGGCGTGCATTTAGAAGTGCATCCTCTTCAGTGAGACCCTTTTCCAGGAAGGTCTCTAATACGGTCTGCCAGGTAGCACCTTTCTCATTCAAGATTGCGTCTGCTCTCTTGATGCCAATAGTTGGCACACCTGCATAACCATCAGTTTGATCCCCTGCCATTGTTTGGATGAGGTGCCATCGGTCACCTTCTTCCTTAGTGATCGTTACAACGCCTTCTGATAGGTCGTAGAGATCTCCAGGGATCTGTCGCATGTCCTTATCTGGACTGCAAATGATGTGACCTTGCTCCTTGGTTGCATAGATGCCAATAGCATCGTCCGCTTCCAGAGTTGGCATCACAACAACGTGGTACTCTTCCTTGAGCCTATTGATGACCCTTTTGTAGCCACACGGCTTTTTTCGATTTCGATGTCCTTTATAGTCTGGGTCAAGAGATTTACGGAAGTTAGTAGAATCAGAAAAAAACAGAATAGAATCGTCAAAATGTCCAAGATCGTTAGCGATGTTGGCAAGCTCTCGCTCGACATAAGAGTATGCTTCAGAAAAGTTAGAGGTAACTACAATGAGATCTTCTCCAAAGTCAATCTCAGTTTCTGTGGCAGCACAACACTTATAGACGATATAGTCTGCGTCAATCAGTAAGCTCATCCTTGACCACGCTTAAGCTTGCGCCCACGCTTAGGGAGACTACGGGTTCCGTTGCCTTGGTGGGTATGTTTGAACTTAGCTCGTGATTGAAACTCAACACGGCCAAGATTAGTCTTCGATTTAGTTGCCATTAGTGTACGTCTGCCCAGGTGGATCCGATCTTCCCTTCGGCAGCAATAGGGATACGGAGTTCGTAGTACTCACCAGCTAGCGCAGCACAAAGCTCTAGGTGATTCTTTAGGTCTTCTTGGTAGATAGGTAGACACTCAAACTGCAACTCGTCATGAACGAATGCAAGCTGATGAGTGTGATCTAAATAGTCGTTGTCTATGGTTGGGAAGTTATCGTTTGCGATGACCATCCAACGCTTCGCAACTACACCGGCTGATGACTGCAAAAGGTAATTGAGTGCCTTGTGCGGGCTATCAACAGGGATACGTCTACCGTCTACTGCCTTGACAAAACCTCTGTCAGCTGCCTTACGAATGTCGGCAAGTAGATTATCCAGGCCGTCAATGGCAGCCACATAAGCTGCACGAATCTCTGCGCCTTTCTCTTTCGCCTTGTTCGGGGGAAGCTGGGGGTCGTACGATAGGCCAATTTTCTGGTCGCCAGCACCATATAAAAATGCGTAAGTTACTGTCTTGACTAGCTTTCTGGAGATACCAATCTTGTCTGCGTTGACTTGATGTATGTCGCCGTTGAGAAGAACATGTCCGTAAGCGCCTCCATCATATCTAGCCAAATAGTGGGCAAGCATTCTAAGTTCAATGCCTGCGAGATCAGCACCAACCATGACATGCTCAGGGCTAGCTCTGAATAACCTTCTAAAGTTAAGATCACTGGGCACCTGTGCAAGGTTTGGATTTCTGTGAGCACACCTATGTGTGTTAGTAGCCACTGAACAGTGGTGGTGTATTCGATTGTCTCTAACTAGCTTTAGATATGCGTTATTACCCTCAGATAACATACCGAGCTGCTTTGTAAGCTCTAGGCATCGGAAGAACTGAAGGGCTTCTTCAGTACCAATATCCTTGAGAACAGTCTCGTCGATGGCAGTCTTGCCAGCTTTTGTTTTCTTGTCGGGTACCCATCCGTGTAGGTTCTGCATGATCCATGCAATGTGATCCCTACTAGATGGATTGAATTCAACTAACTTGGTACACGGAGCACCCTCTACATAACCTAAGGAGCGGTTAACTCGCTTCGGAGTAAATTCGCGTCCTGCAATGTAAGGATACCGCTTCCGTAGTAAACGATTAAGGCCATCAAGCTCGGTGTAGAGAGCTTGTGCAAGTTCCCGTGCAGCAGGCTCGTCAAAGTACCATCCATGTAGCTCTTGCTCTGTGAGGATACGTGAGACATCTAGCTCTAGTTTTAAGTAGTCAGGAATTTCTTGGTAAAGTGATGCCAAAGTTTTGTAGTAACAACAACGTCTTGGAGCATGTACTCCTGCATTTCAGGAGACCACTCCTTCCAATCTGTGTCCTTACCAAAGCAACCCTTGTACTCGCCTAATCTGTATCCGTACGACTCCAATGAGTGACGACCATAAAGCTGTAGTGGCATGTTCTTCCACTTACGCTTTTGGTCTACAGCTAAAATGTCAGAGTGTAAGACACGAGATATAACCAGAGTATCAACAGCGGCAGAGGGGGTAAACCAGGGATAAAGATGCCTAAGTACAGGAATGTCGTACCCAATAATATTGTGGCCAATAATGCACTCCGCATCCTCAAGCATCTGAACACCTTTCGTGATAGGTTGTTCACTGCCTTGGTCATTAAAGACAAAGGTCTGTTTAGTATCGAGATCGTGGATACCAATACAGTGGACACAGGTAACATCATTCAGTAATCCGTCTGTTTCAATATCGAAGACCAGATTCATTTACCTTGCCACACATACGTCTTATCAACAAACTGTGCTTTAGCTACTGCTTCAGGTGTGGGGGGATTGGGACGTGTCAGCATTGCCTGCTGATGTGGTGAATCAAAAGTCTGTACTTGGGTCGAACTCGTCTTCTGCTTCGGTTTCATAGAATTTACAAGTGGACAGGTCGTAGCTCAGTCGGCACGCGACGCCAACTTCGCCTGAATAGCGATTCTTAAGGACGCGCACAGTTGTATCACTTCCTCCAGATGCGCTCTGCTGGTCTCTTTCAAGTGCAATAACTCCGTCAGAGAGTTGTGCAATAGCCGCAGATCCTCGCAACTGTCCCAAAGTGACGCGGGCACCCTCCTCATGGTTCTGGTCACTAGATGTTCTCCGTAGATGTGAAACAAGGAACATGGAGATACCAGTACGCTCCACAAGGGAACGAAGCCTTGTCATAGTGGTATCAATCATGCGTCGCTCGTCACCATCAAGACCACTGAGAAGGATGGAAAGGTGGTCTAGAAAGATGATCCTTGTATCAAGACCCGTTGCCAGGTACTCAATTCTGTTGTAGATGAGATCAGGATCAAAAGAACCAAACCCGTCGAAAAGAAAGAGATTCCAGTTAGCAAGAGTCGCTTGATAAGCTTCGGTGAGGGTAGATCTGTCATGTTCTCCTAGGTGAAGTGATTTGCCAACAGCGGCGGACATTAAACCGAGAGCAGTGCGCCTGTTCGATTCCTCAAGAGCCAGGTAACCGACCCGTTCCCCGTCTTGTAAAAGTGAAGTTGCAAGCTCCCTGCAGAAAGACGACTTCCCAATGCCTGAGCCTGCAGTAATGGTGACAAGCTCGCCGTATCGGATTCCGTGTAACTTTCGCTGCAGTCCTTCAAAGGGGTAGTCATGATCAGATGGTGGTGATGGTGTAGTTACTAGATCTAAAAGATTCTTTCCGTCGATGATCCCATCAGGACGGTAAGGTTTTGCGTCCCAAATAGCTCGACGAATCGCTTCAGAGTCATTGGCAGACAGGGCGTCTGACGCATCTTTGTAATCGCCTTGGATCGAAGCGATCTTGCACTTGCCAGGTGGTAAGACGCTTGCTGCTTCCTCCGTTGCCTTACGGCCTGCCTCGTCATTGTCGAAGAACAGGACAATCTCCTCATAACCCTGGAGCCAGGGGATAGCCCTTTGAATCGACTTTCTTGCCGCTGCGGCACCGCTAGGTAGAGATACCATCGGCCACCCCGGCATAGCCTCACTACATGAAGCTGCATCGAGTTCCCCTTCAGTGATGACGACTCGTTTTCCAGTGGCGGGAAACAAATGTTGTCCAAAGAGGGTGCCAGGTGTTTCTCCTTCATAGCTAAATACCTTGTTCTTGGTCTTTACTTTGCAGCCTTTAAGGATTCCAGAGCCGTCGAAATAATGGAAGCGTAAAACGTCTCCGTCTTTATAGATTTTGTATTGTTGGCAGACTTTTTCGGAGATTCCTCGCTTGATGAGGCGCTGCGCTTCTCCTTTGAGTATGACATTGCCAGACATTCTTTGATGAGTGTGATTTGCTCCATCACCACTCGTATAGTGATTACAGGAAAAACAGAATGTATGGCCATCCGTGTACAAGGAATTTGCATCGGATGACCCACAGTTCTCACACGGCAAGTGCCTGACGAACTCGCTTCCGCAGGTCTGCGTATGCTCGTGCTTGTTCATCGTGATACTCAAACCAGGAGTCAAGTGCTCGGTAAAAACCTTCGATTAAGTTGTTTGCGGTATCGGGGTCCTTCGCATCAAGATCAGCCAGATAGTCGCTAAATCCTTCTGCGTAATACTCAGCAGTGCCGTAAGTCAGGTTAGCCATGAAATTGGGATGGATTGAAATGAGCAGTATTGGAAGCCGTGCTTTTCGCACCACTTTGCGTAGGTAGTCTTTGATCCTTTATAGATCTTGTTATATGGGGATTGAAATACGAAACGAATATCGAGATCAGGATTAGCAGCTTTCACAGCCTTCATCTTCCTGCGGTCCTCTTCAGTGAGGTGCCCCTTGGTTTCTAGATAGATTCCGTTTGGGAGCAGGAAGTCAGGCGTGTAGTTGCATTGCAAGACATAGGGAACCTTTGTTGATTCGTATTCGTAAGACACCCCAAGGTTGGTGAGAAGATCAGCGACCTTCTTCTCCAACCCTGATCGGAAAGCCATCAGAATTCGTCGTCTTCTACTTCAGGCTCACTAGGGGTAACGTTCGGCTCACCAACCTTGAAGCCTTTTGTTTGGCCAAAGAGAGCTGCCACTTCAGTTTCACCAAGATCGCCTGTATCAACACCTGCAGCACTGTTGACGGATACAATTTGGATTCCGACAAGCTTGAGACTTGTACCGTAGGTGACTCCATCACGGAGGATGTAGGGCTTTTGCTTGAAGGCCAACTTAACGGTTGATCCACTATAGATAGGTGTGGAGTCGTCGTTAATGGGTGTACCTTCTGTATCCACCACGGGCGGACGTGTGTCTTCATTCCAACTAAACTTAACTTTGTACTTACCCTCAGCTACTTCTTCCCATGGTTCGGGCTTCAGAGTGGATCGCTTGGGGTTCTTCAGTTTCGACTCTGCCCATTTGAGAGTCTCCTTACGGTCGTCTTCCAGTACCTCAATCAGCTTCTCATCAACTACAGCGCTGAGTGAATAACCGAACTTGGATGGTTTCAGGATGGCTTGATAGCCTTCCAGTACGACAGGATTCTGGGTAACGTGAATAGTTTGTGCCATTAACAAAAGAAGTATGTAGATTCAATCACTGATTCCGGTTCAAGGTCTCCAATGATCGGCGGTTCTGTTTCAGCACCGATTTGATTTGCAAAGTCACGTAAGTAGTCGTGCTCAGCAAACAGGTGCATATATGTTTCTCGTACAAGAGTGGACAGGTCTGACATGTCAGTCGCCCTGCACAGTACGGAGTCATGGATAAGAGCTATCGGTGCTTCAAACCTCAAGACCGATAGGTGGAGCAAACTTGAGTCAAGACTATGTATCAGATTTGGTGATGTCGCATTCTTGTGATGGTTGATGTCTACCTGATCTGTATCACCAGTAGCCACCGACATACGACAACGACCTAATAGCTGCAACTCAATCGACTCAACTTGTTTCTTCATTAGCTTTTGTGTTACCACAAAGCCTGATGGTGTCTTCCAAGTGAGTTGTTCTGCACCACGCTTAATAGCTGCTGCTACCTCTGATTCGATCCAGCGCATGACACGCATCGGACCAGGAACGATCTCTTCCATGGCATTGCGTACAGCGTTAACAACTTCTGTAAGCTCTTCCTTGGTAAGTTCAATCTCTTTCTCTGCAAATGCCTCTCTGATGTACCCACGATTGCTAAAAGGTTTAGCATTGTAAGGCACAGTCATCACGACCCTTTTGCAAATTTTCCTGTCCATATGAGGCTGTAACCTCTCAGGACAGTTGGGTTTAGCAGCCTCTGCAACGACCTTGTAAGCATCAGCTGGCTTATCACCAGGCAGGACATTAACAAGGCGTGCTGTGGATTTATCTCGGGCCAATCCTGCAAGGATCTGTAGCCCACTGCAGGTTGCATCTGTGGCCACCATTAAGCCTGTGAATTGTCTATCAGCTGCGATCACGCAATGATAGAACTCCTCACATGCCGCTAAAAATTGCCATGGTTCGTCAGCTGCTTCCCATTCAGGTAATGATCCGATTGGGTCAGTAGCAACTTGCGTGATGAGTGTGAAGTTATCTTGTGTCCACTCAAGACGCTCAGCCATCGTGGCTTTGTCAAGACCATAGCAAGTAGCAACTTGGAAAGCTAGCCAACCTTCTGCTTCAGGAGTCATGTACGACTCATCAGCAAAACGTAGCAGTGACTTACCAAAGTCAGTATCCTGTGGTGTAAGAAACGCGGGAATCGGATAAGCTCTCCCGCGATAATCAAATGACCATGGAATAAAGAAGCGATCTACTTTCTTAAAGCGTTCGACCGCTTCCATCGTCATTCGTGTACGACAAGAGCGCTTAAACTCCTGTGCGTTAAGGTTCATCACCTCTGCTGCTCGTCGTCGATAATCTTTACGACTATCGTAGTTCTCAGCGATGTCAGCAGGTTTGGCAGGAAGAGGATGATGAACGATAGGTAGGAACTTACCAACTGAGCGTTCCAGTCTGCTTAGCTCCTCAGCTACACCCACAATAAAGGGGTTCAGCTTGAAAGCTACCTTCTGAATCTTGTTCAGGAAGGAGAGTGGTGTTTCCCCCTGTATAGATGTGGGATCGCCACGGCGAACCATGTCGTGGCCTCGCATTACCTCATTTAATAGGTAACCCCCAGCCCGTTCATTAGTCCAATCGTTTGGCTCAATCAGCATAGGCCAAGCCAAAGGAGCAAACAACTCAGACTCCTTGATGACCCGCTCTTTGATCTCGATGAATTCGGGTGTCGGTACAATGTAATTAACACGCTTTCGACCTTCCTGTTTCATCTCACGATCAAACCAATTACTGGTTTGAATGATGCAATCAAGAAGCCAGCCACCAAGCTTCACTCGGTTAGCAGCACCCCATGCCTTCCACTCTGGCACATCGTACCTATTCATTAGTGTACGAATCACAACGAGCCGTTGGTGTGTTCCGCAGGCACGGTGCCAGTAGTTCTTCTTTAGAGTGTTGAGTAATCCAGGTGCATTGCGTTCGTAGTGACGCATCTGACACTCAGCCTCAACAGCAGAACCAATCGCCTCGCAGATTGTTGTTGCTTGGTCGCTGCCTTGCTTAACACTAAACACCTTGTCGAAGGTGATCTTGAGTGCAATGGCAGCAGCAGCCAAAGGTTCTACATCAGCTAGGTACTGGCGTATCTCTTTGAAGTGAACACCAGTCTTACCTTCATGGATACGATTGGTTGTGTCCTCGATGCGCTCAACCAACTTGGGGAGCAAGGCATCAATGGATGCAACACCATAAACACTGGCACTGGCGTAGCTCTTTTCTTCAAGCTTTCTTGTGTTTTCTGCTAGCCGCTTCAGGCCTAAACGTATTTGGTCTCTCTCAAGCTGTACTTGTTCCTCAATTTGAGCTGGTGTTGCCAATAAGAATCCTCGCTAGAACCGTGAAATACTTGTGTACGTTAGTGGACACCTGTCATAGCAAGAGAGGTGGAGCCCATTGGACCCCACCTGTAAAACTATGGACAGGTTAGGCGCTGGAACCTGAAACTAGCGCGTCTACCAATTCCGCCACATCCGCGTGGGGATTCCAGCGGTTGGACTCACTAAGAATGAGGCCGCTTGCCGGACAAAAGGAGTGTACCAGAGCACCCCGTAGTCGCGCCTAGATCGCAGTCACAGCCTCAACCAGAGCCGCATCTGTTGCCTTGGCATAGCGAAGAGTTGTCTCTATGCGCTTGTGTCCAAGCAGATACATAATGGTTCGGATTGGTACACCTGCATCAGCGAGCCAGGTGGCATAGCTGTGGCGAAGTGTATGGAAA